TTCCCCTGTCGTCCCTCCCGGCGATGGCCGGCGAGTTTGCGTGTGACCCACGCGGAAGGTCCGCCACAGTGTTGCGGGCGGTATCAATTGTGACCTAAAATTTCTTGGGCAGTTAAGATCCCAATGAAAAGTTTTGTGGTTAAGTGTAAAATGGGCGCGGTGGAAGGCGTGATCCCAAGTTGTAGTTGTGGTTGGTGGAAGGTGGTACAACAATCAGACGTCCATCTCGACAATGGTCAGGAGAACGGGGTGATTGAGGGGTTTGCTGAGGTCAGCCGTTGCAATGTACGACGTCAAGTCAGCGAGGTCCGCAAGGCCTAGGTTGTAGTGGTGGCCGTAATACACGGCGATTTCCACTGCATCCGCAGACCTCGTGGGGTTCGCAACCGTGAGCTTGTACGGGTTGCTTTCGTGAATGCGCATAGCTCGAGTAGTGAGGTTGCTAACCTCGCGCAGTCTTTTGGAAAGGGCTTTGTAGAGTGGGTCGATCTGGCCGAAGCAGTCGAGGGTTGCAGCGATGCCTCTGTTCCAGGCGTGGCGCTGTATGGGTGTTCTCTCCTGCATGTCCCAGCCGAGCTTGGCGAACATGCGACCCGGTTTGGGCATCAAGACGTATGACTCGCCGACTTGCATGAAGCGTCCGGAGCAAAAGCCGACGTCCCATACGCTCTCGCGCAGGATACACTCGACCTCCATTCCAAACTCCGCATACTTAGCAGCGAGATCAGTCATTGAGCCTAACCTCTCCATTTCCGTTGCAGTTGTGATAGTGACGCTGTCGTCACCGCAAATGATTGATACCCAGTTGCGGCCCCTGCCATGAATCTCGTACTTCATGGCGAGGTTGACTAAAGTGTCTCCCAACGACGTGTCGGGCCAGCCTGACTGCATGGTGTAGGGCAGGCTGTAGTTGGCACCAAAGGGAGTACGACCTCTGGTGATTTTGCGACGCAGGTAGCGACGGGCGCGGCGGCTGAGGCATTTATAGACCGCATCCAAGTATTTGAACGGTCCCTCAGTAAGGTGCAAGTCGAAACGGCTCTGATCGTCCTCCAGGAACACAATGCGTCCCGAAGGGTCTGTTTCTTGCACGAGGCGGATGGCTGTCGCGAGCGCATCGCCTGCCGTGTTGGCATTCAAGCCGCAGGTGTAGAAGACTTGGCGCCCCGCCTTAATGTCTTCTGCCGTCTTGGGGCTAAACCGCCGGGCAAGCGCCTTGGAGGCGCTCCTGACATCTCTGCCTGCAAGGAGAGTCAAGTGGGGTGGGCACCCCCTGATCCAGCGGGGATCTTTATACGTCCCGTCAAACTGTGGTTTGGGGCATATTTCTTTCTTGACGAATCCGCTATCAATGCTCTCATGAGGCGGGTCAAAAATGCACTCCTTGCGGAGGCGAAACAACAAGTCGCGCTTAGTTGGGACGAAGGTTCGTATCCAATCGTCTTCGTCCAACCGCTTCAGGCTGCCGAGGCCCTTGCAAATGTACTCTGCATGGGCTAGTTGAGCGGCAGCCCAACGGGCTTTGACTTGTGGCTTACAAGCGTGGGCGGGTATTTTCTTGAGGACCCGGCTCGCCAGGGCAACGCGGGCGTTGCACTGGCAGGCACGGTAAACACTGGCGTAGTAGCCGTGCACACTGAAGCTGGCGGTGGCCCCATGTTTGGCATGGCACACCTCATCGTTGAAGGGTGTGAGCTTGGCTTCGTCCTGCATCACAGGCAACTTAATGCCATGGGACTGCAGACAGACGTCAGCAACGGTGTTTGTGTAAGGGTCTTCTTTATCCACCTCGGGGTAGGGGAGTGCAGCTGTGCGCGCCGGCATGGCTTTCCTGTCTTCTGCTGACATATTATGGATCGCGTAAACGTTCCAGCACATGTGCATAAGGATACAGACTATCGGATAGGCGGCAATTTGAATCTTCAGCGGAAGCCAGCTGAGTATCTTCGTCGCCACCACGGGGATGAGTATGTGGGCCAGGAAGGGTTCCTTGCGCGTCCAGAGAATATTGATGACGTCTCTGGCTGTTAATTTGCGGCCGCAATGTTTAGAGTTGAGGTTTAAGTACACTCGGGTTTCGTGCACGCTGAACATGAGGCCACGAATGACCGCACACCCAACGAAACTGGGTTCGAGACCGAGGCAGGCGTAGATGCCGTAAAGCATACTAGAGCCTAGGCACTTCATGGATTCCTCGACAATTG